CTCTGATTGCATTTCCAAGACTCCCATTCTTGATGAAAGAATAGAAATCCCTCTCCACCTCGATCTCTGTCTTTACTGCCATTCTATTCAGGATCAATCAATCCGTTCAACAACTTATTCACAAGGGATTCCGCCTTCAGCTCTGCCGATGTAAGCACATCCTTATGATGAATACTCTCCACGTATGCGGCATATTTCATTCCAGCACAGACGATCAGGACTACACCCCAAGGATATTTTGCCTGAAGTTTGTTCAGAAGGGATTCGGCTGCGGCTGCGCCTTTCTCGCCATTCCCCTGAGAACCGCTATACTGCTTGGATGCGCCATAGACAACGGGCTTCCCGTCATATAGGACAACATAACCGATGGATGATCTCAGATTTCCCGTGATATCGTTATAGCTTCCGTTCTGCCTCGCTACCCTCACGCATTCCTCTCCAATATAAGAGAGCTGCTTGATGAGGTGATCCACGATGGCATTCATCTTCATCTTCAGACCTTCCCTGAGTTTCCTCATATCGGTCTTACTGACGATAACCCCCTTGTAGTTCTTATGCGAGGTTAGAACCTTTGCCATATCACACCACTATCTGAACACGACCTACGGAAGTCAGAGGCTCAACGCTGAGGATATCGAATTCTCCAAGTGACTCACCCATGCGCTCCAAAGAGATTCGCTTATGGGGGAAATCCGCCAGCTCAATGAGGATCGTGAATGATGCCTGACGGAACAATCCATCCTCATATCTACCCTTTCGGGTGTCGCTATTGGTCTTTATGGAGCAGGGTAGGGGATCACTCCATGAGCTTTGAGCCGAGATCGGCTCTCCGTATTCATTGAGACCTCCACCGCTGACACTCTCATATCTCAGAAATCCGTTAGTCCTCATGACCTACCATAGATTCGATCCATCCTCCATGACACGCAGAAAATCGCTCAGAATCTCATCGGCATCGAGCCCGTAGATATTGCACCAATACTTGATACTTTCCTTGATTCCATCTTCCCTGACCGATGTAGAGACACCATTCTCTGAACGGCTCCCCTCCACATAGCCCTTTATCAGGCTTATCGCCACCCGAAAGATCTCAGGATCCTTCGGAGTGGCATCAGCCTTTGAGTCGATCCCCTCATTGAAAAGTGCAAGCTCGATGGTCTTATCATCGGGATAGAATGTGTTCGCCATAGCGTTACACAAACCTTTCAATGCCTCGGAATTCTTCATCGATTACTGCTTTGTCTTGAGGGTATAGATTCCATTCATCTCCGTGATAACGGGCAGGGCATTGACCTCAGCCTTGGTGAACTCGACTCCGTTAGAGCCCTGAGTCTCACCAACACCCCACTGAGATACACGGATGCGGTTATAGTTAGAGTAAGCCACTCCAGCCTCAGGCTTCAGCTCATTATTCGCCCAAGCGTTCTTGACGAGACCGAGCTTTCCTTCAGGAATGAACACCATATTCTTGGCATTCCAAGGAGAGTAAGGAGTGCGCTGAGTTCCGTTCTGAATACGAACCTGACGGCGGATGGGGACAAAGATAGGATACTGATTTTCCTCCATGTATGCGTTGATATCCTTCAACTGCACCATCTTGGATGACTTATCCGTACCATGAATCATCTGCTTCATCTTCTTAGAACGGCACATATAAGAGATTCGGTCAGGTGAACAGAGCACCTTCGAGAATACGACCTTATCCTGAGCGGCATCGATGATAGCCTGAATATCCTCGAAGCAGTCCACCGTCTCGATATGGGCATCATCCCACTGGGTAGCGGCAGATGCGATATTCTCTGCGGGCTGATTATAGTTAATCAAGCCACGGGCTCCACCTTCAGGGTTGGTGGTCTCATCGAGGGTGAACTTACCCTCATTTGAGAGTGCGCCACAGAAGATGAGATCGAGCTTTCCGAGGACGGACTTAACGACTGTCTCGACATTACCCCACATGAGCTTCACCAGCTGCTCATTCTTTACCTTGTCAGGCAGGGATTTAGAGTCGAGGATCTGCAATACCTTGCGATAATCCTTGGTAGTCATAGGCAGGGTGATTGCATGGGTCAGGATGGTCTCCTTCAGGGTTTCGAGACCCTCAGTACCAAGGATAGCCTCCTTAGCATCTGATCCGATGGTCGGAGCTGCAACGGTGATATTGTACTGACCGATCAATTCCTCGAAATCGAGTCCTACGGTTGGGATATCCCAATCAAGGAACTGCTCGAAGATCACGTTGTCGAACAATTTCTTATTCAGCTCTGAGACCTTATCGAAGCGAATCTGAACATTCTTAGTCAGTTCGCCAAAGATTGATGAATAAATAAACTCAGGCATGGTTTTACTGCTTTATGAACAGAATGTTCGGGTTAGACTTCAGGCAGCAGCCATTCAACCATTCAGGCAGGATGGGGAAGTTCAGGCTCGGATAGAGCACGACTGCCTCATAAGCTGCATCGATGGTCGGCAGACCTTTGCCGTTAAACTCTTTCACTGCACCATTCACCATATTCGGGGTGTACTTAGACTCTGCCTTCTGCAAAAGAACATAGTCATTTGCAGCGAGGGTCTTTTCACCGAGATACGGGGTGACTGATGCGAGGGCAATCTGACCATCGCTGGGGTTATCAGCGACAATCTTCAGGGCTCCCTCGGTTGATGCATCTGCATCGATATAGCCGTAATCGGATGCCTCCACGATGGCTTTACCTGATGCCAGCCCCGTGATGGCGGCTGAGAGGTTCAGAACATCGTAATCGGCATTGGCGGTATCGATGGATGAGATCGACACGGACTTATCATCCTTGCCTACCATTGCGATCACATCGCCAGCGGCAAAGAGATGTCCCTTGGCAATTCGGGGCTTGGAGGTAGTGCCTCCATTGAGAACGGTAGCGATCTTGATGACTGCGGCAGACATCTCGCTGAAGTTCACCTCTACGAGGACTCCACGATAAACGACAGAGCCAACGGGGATATTATTCTTCGGCTTGAAACCACCTGGCAGCATCTTACATTCGCCTCTCCAAATCTCAGGAGTATGCCCCTTGATTGAAGTTTTCTTGAATTCGATAGCCATTGTTCAATACGAATTAAGGGTGAATAAATATGGATGCTTAGTTATTGTCGGGTAAGCCTTTCGCCCATGCATCCGCATCGGCTTTCATTTGGTCTTCGATCTTGCCCGTTTCCTGAGCCGCACCCTTTGGCATCAGGTTGTGAGAAACCAACTCATTCTTGAAATCTCCAAGAACCTTATCGAGATCCGCATCCTCAGGGAATGTACGATCCTTCAAAAGGAATTCGGGAATTCCGAGCTTCTTGGCTTTCTCAGCGATCTGCGCATCACGCTCACCCTTAGCCTTTGCAGCCTTCAGAGCCTCGTTCTCAGCCTTCAGATCGTTGATCGACTTAGTGAGAGGTTCAAGCTGCTTTGCAATAATGGCAGCGATCTTCGCATCTTCACCCTCAACCTGAACCTCATCTTCATGAGTCTCGGTCTGATTGTGATTCGGTTTGCGGGTCTTTCTCGTTATCTCCCCCTGCATGACCTTTGCATAGGGAACGAGCAAATCCACCGCTTTGTTGATATCCTCATCTGAGGAATCATCTTTAAGACCCTTGCAACCCAGTTCAACGAGGTCATCAATTGCCTTCTCTGTAAGTCCCATATCCTTCAGCTTCTCGGATAGAGCCTTCTTAAACTTGATTTTCATATCTCTGATAATTAAAAAATGAATTCAATTTTGCGCAAAGATATGCAAAATTTCAAGTAAATGCTTAACAAGCACCTAATTTTTAGCAAGATTTAACCAAATCAATTTCTCAGGAAATTCTGCAACTTTCCATAACTTTTGCTTAAAAAGCCTTAAAAATAAGCGTTTTTTCATTCAAAATGTTGCCTATCTTGATAATAAGCCATATCTTTGCAGCATCAAACAGAGGTGCTTAACAAGCATCGGAAGTCAAACTTAAAAATTTCAACGCATATGTTAATTTCAGAATTTATCGAAAGAACGGGATTCACACCCACCGATGATTACTATCATTCAGTAATCGAGCCTGAATATATGGCATCAAGTGAAAACGATAAGGATAAGTGGTGCAAGCAATGGAAGAAGAACGGAGGGATCCAAAAGGCTTACGATGCGATCTGTAAGGATGCAGCCGATAGCCACCTCCGCCTGACTACCATCGAACCCCTTATGAAGAATCTCAGGGATGAGAAAAAGGAGCTGAGAGATGAGATCAATATCCTGAGGGATGAGAATGAAGCCCTGAGGAATGATCGCAAGGATCGCATCGATGATCGTACAAATCTTATGTATTCCCTCATCGGGATCTCAGAGAGATGTTCATCCTCAGAGCTGAGGGAACTCATCATCAAAGAGATCGGCTTCAAAGCCTATATCGCATACAAATTGGAGAATGATATGGCTATATGGCAGCTCGATAAGGATGCCATCATCGAGAATCTGAAATAAACCAAGTTTAATCAGGGGAGGGGCAACCCTCCCCATAAAACAAAAAGCAATATGAACAAGGAAAGAAGAAAGGCTCTCGAAGATATTATTGAGAGATTGGATGGGATCAAGACTGAATTAGAGGATCTGTATAGTGATGAATATGGAGCCTATGAGAATCTCCCTGAGGGTATTCAGGACTCAGAGAGAGGTCAGATGATCTGCGAGAACGCAACGGATATAGAAAGCGCATATTCTGAGATCGAGGATATCGTTTCGAGCCTTCAGGATATCATTGAGAGATAATAAACCGAGTTTATAACAATTTAATTTCAACGCATTATGAAAGAGAAAGTCAATGTTTATCAGATGGTAACTGATCGGGTGATTGAGCAGCTTGAAAAGGGTATCGTTCCTTGGCAGAAGCCTTGGTCGGGTGCTGGGCTCGCAGATGGAGGCGCAATCAACTACGTTTCAAGAAAGCCCTATTCATTCCTGAATCAGATGCTTTTGGGTCGTGAGGGCGAATATCTCACCTTCAAGCAGATCAAGGATCTCAAAGGCAATATCAAGAAGGGTGCAAAGGCTGGCATAGTGGTATTCTTCACTATGACAACTCAGGGAAAGAAGAAGGAGGTCGATGAGGATGGTAACGAGATCATCACGGAGGTAATCAATATGCACTCATATCCTATCCTGAAATACTATCATGTATTCCACATCGATGATTGCGAGGGTATTGAGAGCAAGATCAAGGAGATCGATCCCGATGACACCCTGAAGCCCATCGAGAAGGCTGAGAATATCATCAACGGATATCTGAGCCGTGAAAAGAAGCTCAGGTTTCAGAATGACAAACCATCGGGCGATGCCTACTACTCTCCCTCTCAGGATAAGGTGGTGGTTCCGATGCTCTCCCAATATCAGATCGTGGAGGAATACTATTCAACCACATTCCATGAGCTGACCCACTCCACGATGCCCGAATACAGATGCAACCGCAAGAATGAGATGGGGATTGCGGCTTTCGGGAGTGAATCATACTCGAAAGAGGAATTGGTTGCAGAGCTCGGATCTGCCATGATCTGCAATGCAATCAATATCGATAGCGAGAAAGCCTTCAGAAACTCGGTTGCATATATTCATGGGTGGCTGGGTAAGCTGAAGAATGATAATAAGATGATTATTTGGGCTGCATCCAAGGCGGAGAAAGCCGCAAAATACATCATGGGGATCAAATAATAATCTGAAACATTCGCAGAGAGGGCGATTCCTTTCGCTCTCTTGCGATTTCAGGAAAGAATCGATAAACTATTCATCCGAACAATAAAAACGCTCTCAAAATGGCAAAGAAGGATCTATACAAGAATACTGATTATTTCGAGTTCACCCAGCCGAATCCGACTGAGGGGAATCGATGCAAGAAACCCGATTGCGTTATCAGGGCTTTCGCCATCGCAGCTGATCTCTCATGGCAGGAATCATACGATATCCTCTCGGCATTAGCCCGTGAGAATTATGATGTACCCAATTCAAAGAATATCTATGAGAAGGCTTTCGCTCAGAGAGGCTATAAGGTCGTGACCCTGAAAGCCAACAAGGGCGAGAAAAGAAAGACCGCAGAGGAATTCGCCAAGTCCAATCCAAAGGGAAGGTTCATCCTCGGACTCGCATCCCATCTCTGTGCGGTGGTCGATGGGAAGATCAGGGATGGATGGAATTGCGGGTACAAATGCATCTACAAGATCTATATAATCAATGAGAAATAATAATATCAATAATAACCATTCAAATATTCAGAATTATGGAAACGAACGTAACTAAGAGAACAGACATCTATTCAGTCGATCCGAGAAATGTGGTCGTAGTTGAGAACTTCAATGTCCGCAGGGATTTCGCCCTCGATGAGCTGAAGGAGCAGATCAAGGCTCAGGGAGTCCTGAACCCTATCACGGTGATCCCCTTCAAGGATGAGGATGGGAATGAGAAATACCGCCTTGTGGATGGTGAGCGCAGACTGAGGGCTACCCTCGCAGCCATCGAGGAAGGAGCCGATATCAAGCGCATCAAGGCTCTTTTCCTTCCACGCAACACCAAGGAGGAAGATCTTCTGATCGAGCAGATGATGAGAAATGAAGGAAAGAACTTCACCGAGTATGAGCAGGCGATCATGTTCCAGCGGTTCCGTGATAAGTTCGGATATACCGCATCTGAGATCGCTGCAAAATTCTGCAAATCTCAGACCTTCGTAGGTCGATGCCTGAGCCTTTTGGAGCTGGCTCCTGAGATTCAGGAAAAGATCGAGAATGGAGAGATCTCAACGGGTGCAGTCCGTCAGATCGTGAGCTCGAATAAGGAGGATGAGAATGCTCAGATCGAAGCCGTTCAGGATGCCATTGCCGATGCCAAGGAGAAGGGTAATAAGTCGGCATCCGTGAAGAATCTGCAAGGTGATGCCAAGTCGCAGAAGGATCTGAAGAAGGTGATCGATGGATTCCAGCTCCTTATCAAGTATGGCATTCAGGGAAAGATCGAGATTCAGGAATTCGACTGCAAGCAGATTGCCATCGCCCTGCATAAGGCTACCACGATGGAGGATGCCATCAGGAAACTTCAGGATATGATCTCCCCTGACACTCAGGAATCGCCTGAGGATGAGAATCAGGACTCCATCATCAAGCAATGGAAGGATCTGAAGGCGAAGCATCAGAACTCATTCATCCTATTCAGGAACGGGGATTTCTATGAGGCATTCTGTGATGATGCGAAGCCCATAGCCGATACACTCGGTTTAGTCCTTTGCAAGCGGGGTGAGAATGACTTCTGCGGATTCCCGCATCATGCACTCGATACTTATCTCCCCAAGCTGGTGAGAAAGGGGATGAGGGTTGCGATCTGTGATCCCATCGTAGATCCAAAGAAAGAGCCGAAAAACCCCATCAAGCATGAGATTGAGGGATTGGATGAGCAGGAAAACGGCTGATTTTTAGTTTTTTTCGTGGAAATCTGAAGGATTTTTAGTAATTTTGCAGCAAGGTATGAGTACAAAAGTGGTACACCTCAGGTTGAATGAGCCATTCGAGGGTCAGAATGATTTCTATTTCGGATCCATCAAGGCTATATACGACACCATCCCGAAAGAAAGGATCGGGATCGGTTACAAATCTCTCACGAATCATGGTCTGAAAGGGAATCTCTACAAGAATTCCCTTTGCACCATCGATATAGGGATCATGAGACGGAAGTCTATCAGGAACAAGAAACAATAATTTCAACGCAATAGAGATATGATAGGAGCAATTATCGGGGATATCGTAGGCAGTACCTATGAATTCCACAACACAAGAGATTATAACTTCGAGCTTTTCCCTGAGGGGAGCTCTTTCACGGATGATACGATCTGCACCATAGCGATAGCGGATGCGATCCTGAAGAAGATCCCGTATAAGGACAGCCTGATCGATTGGTGTAGGCGATATCCTGAAAGAGAGGCAATGTTCGGAACGGCTTTCTCAACTTGGTTTAAGAGTGATAATCCTCAGCCCTATGAATCATTCGCCAACGGAGCCGCCATGCGATGCTCTCCTTGCGGATGGGCTGCGAAGGATCGCTTTGATGCCGCATTGAATGGAGAGGATTCGGCTGGGTGCAGCCACAATCATCCTGAGGGATTGAGAGGGGCGAGAACGATATCATATGCGGTCTATGTCCTCAGTAACTATCATTGGAGAAAGGCGAGGGTAATGGTATATGACTTTGTTTGCAAGGAATATGGAGATGACTGGGAGGAAAAGATTCCTCGGAAAGGTCAATGGGATGCGACTTGCATGGGATGTGTTCCTCTCGCATTTCATATATTCTTTGAATCTGAGAGCTTCGAGAATGCTATCAGACTCGCAATATCATACGGAGGCGATTCCGATACGATGGGAGCCATCGTAGGCGCATTGGCAGGGGCTTATTATGAAATCCCTGAGAATATCTATTCCGAGGCTCTTGATAGACTCCCAAATGAGATGATCGATATCATCTATACCTTTGCCGAGAAATTTCAGCCTTACTGTGAATATAGCTCCTATATCAGAGATAAATTCAATATTGGGCTTCAATATCATAGATAAATTCAATATCGATAATAATAACTAAATGATGAATGAATATGGAAAAAGATCCTGATTTCAAATCCCTCCATGCTGACCCTAATATGGAATGGGATGATACCCGAATCTGTCATGATTGCCTGAATCGGATTCCCTTGGAGGGTAGTGAGTGTGATGTATTGGATGATGTCGGAGATGTGAATGAAGCAATCAGAAAGAATCAATGCGAATTCTACATCAAAAGACAATCAACAGAGAAAAAGGATGGTAAATGAGCCATCCTTTTTCTTATGGAACCAATCTGCATCTGATAACGAGATGGTCGTATGTTCGCCAATCTCCCTTTGTCTTTCCCATCGATGATGATACATATTGCAACTTGGTTGCTCTACCTAAAACCACCTCACTCTCAGAGTAGTTATTGGTGAAATAGAGAGGTGTATTTGGTGGAACCTCTATCTGTAATTTGACGGCATAGCTATCATAGAATACATTCTGAATCTCATTGGTAGATGCGCTGAGGAAAGCTGGATCTTGCGACAAATCCTTTCCACTTGATAGCTTGGATAACTGAGATAGCATATTCTGCTTTGATGACATAGCCGATGAAGGGAATGATATTCCGAATACAGACTTTAACGCACTAAGCTCCACATATCGGGTGATGAGGATAGGGAATGGCAGGGAGAATCCCGCTATCTTCTTATCGAGAAGTTTGATGGTCTTGATATCATCATCGGTTGCACCATGAGCTTTGAGCATTGATTCGACATTTCCATCCATCTTTCCCCTGATATCATGAGCACGGAATATTCGGTTGATATAGAAGGAATTTCCCGTCTGAACATATCCACCTCTGCCTCCATGACCTCCACCGCTCTGCATGTGGTTCCAAAGCTGCCTTCTCTCGGTCGGGGTCTCGATGGAATTATTATCATAGAGTTCCCGATGCTGAGTGCCCTGCAAATGGATGAATCCCTTATCTACCACTACATTGCTCGGTGATACCTTTGCACCGATGGATTTCATATAATCGAGATAATCCTGCTTGGTCTCTGCATCCGATTTCGGAACGAATCCTCCGATGCTCTGACCCTTCTTCTGTGCTGCAATCTTAGCGGAACTCCTACGATGAGCTTCCAATTGCTTCACCTTGGCAATCATATCCTTACCCTTTGCACTGAGTTCATCGATGGTCGTATCATTATTGGCAAATAAGGCATCGAATTCGGCAAGGAGCCTCTGTCCGACCTTTCCATTCGAGTTTTTCAGGACATCAATCTCATGCGCAAGGCTATTCTTGATGAACTTCATCTCGATTCTATGCTCAACTAATTCGAGCCGCTTCTTATAGGCATCCTGAGATACCTTCCATGTGGCATATTTGGTTCCCTTGGTTCCCATCCATTGAATCTCATGTTCGAGACCCTTCTTGAGTTTATCCAAGTTGGTATCTGAATCGAAATCCCATGAATAGCGATTGAAGAAGTCCTGAATCTTTCCATTGACCGTGATGGCATCCTGCATGGAGAATTGCTTTGCAACCTCCAAAGGATTCTCGATATTGGATAATGCAAGGATATCATTCTTCATCTTCGTAAGGGCATCGATCTGAGCCTTTATGATATTGAGTTTATCATTCTTGATGGCATCCTGAATGGCGGTCATATCGATATCCTTGATTCCTGATAGCTCATTCCTGATATCAATACCACTCTCGATGATGGATCTCTTTGCCTGAGCGAGCTTCAGAGCCTCGGAGCGAACATCATCCCATCGTGCGTGATCGTATGCATCCTGAAGGGCTGAGGTATCGAATCCATCGATATCCTTGAACTCATCCAAATATCTCTCGGCTGCATCCATAGATTTCTTCCTGAATCTTGCCCGCTTTGTGATCTCATCGATCTTCTCAGGGGTACGATCCTCATGTCTCTGAGCTGCGATTTCAAGCGGAGTGAGCTTCTTTTCGTATTTATCAGGATTGAGGATCTGATCCACCGCCTGATAGTTATTCCTGACGAAATACGGATCCTTTCCGTAATCATGGGCATCCACGATCTTATCCGCTTTCTCCCTTACCCAATCCTTGAATCCCTGAGGATAGTCCGTGATCTGCTTTCCCTTTGGGGTATAGGTCTCTCCCTTCAGGAAAGCCTCATTGACCTTTGCCATCTCATCCTCCGACATCAGGATAGGGGTGCATACACAGAAGCATTGTGGATGGAATCCGTCAAATTGGAAATCCTTCGGATAGTCACCTTGGAGCTTATCACAGATATCCTCGATCTTATGATTCTTCGATGGCTCGATATGCTGACCGAGTACGAAATCCATCCCCTGCCATCGTGAATGGTCGGCTCTGCGATATGCCATATTGGTCTCCGTGCGGGTCAGTCGCATGGCATTCTTAGCGGATGATTTATATACTCCCTGCCCCGTCTCATAGGATTTGCGGTCATAGTCGATGAATTTGTATTTCCCCGTTTTCTCATCCTTGACCCTTTTCTTCCACTTCAGCTTATAGACGGGCTCCTTACCGATCACCTCTCCCGTATCAGGATCGATGATATCCTTCTCTCCAGCCTTATAGCGGAATCGCCTGAACATCAGATCGGGATCATTGAGATATTCCCTGACCTTGCGGCTCATGGAGCTGGCGGAATCACCCTCACCGATGGCAACGGTCATAGCCACCTCCATCTCATCCCTGAGCTGGCGGACTGACTTCCAAACCCTATCAGAGAGATTCATTCCCTTCTCTGATCGGTTCAGGAACGCATCACGGGCTGAATCATTGCGATTCATCCATCCATTGAACTCAGGGGATGATAGCACCTTCTTTCCATAAACCGAGTTCAGGAGCTTATCGATCTCATCGTTGGCGATATCCCATTCAACGGCAATACCCCGCCTGATTGCCAATGTTGCAGCCGAATGGAGCTGCCTCAGAGCTTCCTCCACCTTCTTCTGCATCTTCATTGACTCTCCATCGAATGAGAACATCACCCCCTCATCGAGGGATGGCATGGACTTATTCAGGGCGAGGATATTGTTCACGGTCTGAGCGAACATCAACCTCACCTTCTCGGCATAAGCCTCGGTTCTTTTGATGCGAACCTGAGGCGATGCCATGAATTCGGATGCATTAATCTTACTTTTCTTTGCCATAGACGGGATTTCCTGCGATTCTGACGGGATTTCTCATGAAAACCGATAAACTACTCATCCCCGTACGATTGAGCCCCCTCAGAGCCATCGGGATTACCGAAGATGGATTGCTGCTGCTTGATCTTTTCCTCGGATTCCTTCTTGATGCGCTCCGCCTCTCTGTGAGGATCCTTCACAAGGGGATTCATCTCGATACCCGTTTCTTCTGACAAGATGCCAGCATCAACGGCACGGATCACATTATTCAGATCATCAGCGATATCCTCCCCGAAAGGCTCTTGGAACTCATGACCAACGATCAGCTTATCACATTCCCCCTTCAGATTGGCATCGAGCACATTGCCGATGATGGCTATAATCAGGGATGCGGTACGATCCAAAAGCTCATCATGACTCTCCTTTCTCTTTGCCGCCTTGATATCCGCAAGCATCATGACGGTACGCAGAGCCTTGGCGGAGAGCTGGGAGATGGACTTCAGGGTATCGGTGGTGATATTCGGGGTGAATGTCTTCTGAAGGATCTGAGTATGGAGCCATTCGATCTCATCCTTCTTCGACTGAGGCGCATTATCCCATGTGAGATATTTTGCAGCCTTATCGACACCATCCTTGTCATTGGTGATGAGCAATTTTGCAGCCTCCTTCTTCTCAGGCATATTCTTGATGATATCCTGAGCCATGATAGCGATAGGATCTGCGAAATAGTCATTCGTATCGGCAGTACGGGATGCGATATTTTCCTCTCGGTTGATGAGGGCTTCCACACCATCCCATTCCTTTTCCTGACGGAAATAGATCACGGGGATCTTTCCCGCAAAGTTTATTTCCTCCACCACATCCCATCCGAGGGATTTCTTCACACAATGGAAGATCGTCTGCTTGGTGAATACATCGAGATGATAGACGGCTCCCTCTCCATCATCCTTGGTGTAGTAGCCCCATGCGAATGCGATCAGATTCTCATACTGATCGAAACGGGTATAGATCTCATCACCCTTCGATTTTGCGAGAACCCTGAGCTGGCAATTACGGGATCCATCATCATCCGTATAGCAACGGAAAAGCATAGCCGATTCCGTCTCAGC